CCCTGATGACCCTTCATAGAGTCAATGTCATGTTGCAATGTGAAAGTCACGGTGTTACCAGACTGAAGACAACGAAAAGTAGCCATAAAACCCCTTAAATGAGAAAGGGGGAACAAGTCCCCCCATCATTAAACTACAGCACGACCAATGATAAGTTGCAATGTAGTTGAAGCCAGATTAACGTCACCTGCTGTTGGGTTGTAGCTAACGATAGTCACAGTGTTAGCGGCTGAAACATAGGCTCTACGAACCAATCCAGCTTCACTTACACCCACTGACATACCAATAACCATGTCGCCCAAAGCGACTCCTGGAACAGTTACTGTGTCTGTAGTTGTAGCAGTGGTGGCAATTAATGCCGTATCCAAAGTACAAGCTACATCCCAAGTGTCTGTAAACAGGCCACGAAATTGATCGTTTCCACGGCGGGAAACTACTGCTGTTGCTGCTGCCATTTTGATTTCTCCTAATTAAGTTAAAAAAGTCCCCCCACCACTAGGGCAGGGGGCGCAACTGCAATTAGCTAGGAACAACCAAAGCGAACATGGATGAAGACTTGGCTGCACCCACAGAAGCGGCATTACGCAAAGCGGCAACACCGTACAAAGTGTCAGAAGTGAACAGAGTCGCCAAGTACTCTTGTTTGTACTGAACTTGTGAACGCACACCAACTTGCTCAACCAGAACCATAGAGTCCTTGTGACCCATCAAGCAGACACGAGCAATAGCAGTACCAGAAGTTGGGAAGGCTTCGGTTGCAGATGCAGAATCAGCATTGCTGGAAGTGAACACAGGGATACCATACAGGTTACCAATTTCACCATTGCGGATAGCATCGCCATTACCGATAAATGCTTGTTCGGTGTAACGAGCCAGACCCATAAGGGTGTTGCGGCTTGATGGAGGAATCAGGAAGAAACGATTGTCCATAGGAGTATCGTTATCATCCAAACGCTGAATGGTGCGGCGAATAGCCGAATCAGTCAGAGCAGAGGCGTTACCAGTGTTGGTGTTAGCTGTGTAGTCAAAGGTGGTTGTACCGTCACCGCCGATGAAGGCAGTGCCGTAACGTGCGCCATTAGAACCACCGTTAGCAGTACGACCCAACTGAATCAAGTCGGTATCAACTTGACGAGAGAGGGCGTAACCAGCATCAGAAGTGTAGAACTGACGCATGGAGTTCAGGGCTTGGGCTTCAACGATGTCCTCAATCAAGCGGCTGTACTCATAGTGCTTGTTGATAGACACGGTGACTTCAGACTCAGTAGCCGCAATCAAAGTAACTGCGGATTCAGCTACTTTAGCAGCAGCAGAACCACGAGTAGGTGCAGGAATGTGAACGGTGTCACCTTTCTTGCCCTTGAAGTTCATCTTCATAACAAGGTTAGCAAGAACCAAGTTTTTCTTGTAGGACGCAACAATCTCATCTGACCAAATATCTGGGATGAATTTATCTGCGGTTGTGGTAGTCACCGAATTGGTGGGGGAAAATGATGTTGCCATGTTTGTATCTCCAAAAAATCAAAAGTTAAGTTATTTGACCCGTCCTTCAGCATATGCTGTCATGATTTCATCACTCAAAGCATCGTACCGATTAGGGTCTTGCATCTTCAGCCGAATAAGGTCAACCCTTCGATAGACTCGTTTTCCAGATTCACCAGTACCCCCTACATCTACAGATGCGGCTTTAAGATTAGTCTTGCGTTGGGCTTCCCCTGCATCGCTAGTCTGTTTAGCCTTAACACCCTTCAATTGCTTGTAGGTACTCAGCAGTTCGTTAGCACTGTCATAGTCATATTCACCATCAGCTTTGGCGTACAAACCAATGCGAACAGGAGAAGATTTCACCCAATTCACAAAGTCTGCATCCTGAGCAATCTGACCGAAATCAGGGTGTTCAGCCGCCAGCTTTTGCTGAATCTGCATCTTTTTGAACTCTAGAGCCGCTTGGCGACCCGCAAGAACATCAGGATGGTTATCAACAGTCTTACGAACAGCCGCCTGTGGATTCTCGAAAAAATCTACTTCTGGCTCGTCCTCTTTAACAAGTTGGGGTTTACCCGCAAGGTTCTGCTTAATGAGTTCATCCGCTAATTTGCGTACTTCCCCCACTTCTTGAGCTTGCTTCCCAATCAGCTTTTCAGCTTCTTGGTGCATCTTAATAATGTCTGACAGTTCTTTACCCCGATACTTGTCGGGAATGTCATCATTAGCTGGCTCAACGGTGGAATGAAGTTTCTGCTTTTCAACGACTTCTAGTTCACTGTGCAACTCGTCTGGGTTATCAATCAACATTGTTTTTTCCTTTTTCCTGCCACTTTTGGGTTCTAGGAGACACTACGGCAAAATGCTTATGTAGTGGTTTTGCGCTCTGCCGCTAACTTTTCACGGTGTTTATGGTCAAACTGCATATGTGCAGTTGGGAAATGACCTGACCACCCTTCCAATTTAACGCTAGGTGCGCTCATGATGCGACTGGCTGAACCACCGCACTCACACTGAACAGATTGAGTCTCATAAACGCAATACCGTTCAATCTTGTGTCCGTTTTCACAGACAAATTCATACATTCTTTTCATTCAATTCCTCGTAGGCTCGTTCGCTGACCTCTTTCAAGGTTTTCAGCCAAGTCAAGATGGAAAGTTCACCTTTGCGAAACATCAAGGTCTTTTCATCAGGAATAACGCTTATATTATTGAGGGACTCTATCATATTGTCAATGTCAATAGTCAAGTCTTTCCAGCCATCCATGCTCATCATGGAGAACCGTTCCTCATAGTAGCGTTGCAATTCAGGAGTCATTCTGATGCCAATCGCAAAGGCTCAAGGTCTTCTGTTGTCCAGAAATCCTTTGCCAGCATGATTTTCAGATGCTCTTTGTTGCGGGACAAGCAATCTGCCCAGTCTTCGTCTGTCATCTTCTCAGGCTGTCCTGCGTTGATGAGGTTGACTGAATCCATACAGGCACTGTAGTGCAGTGCGATTTGTTCTGCTGTGATGTCGTTCATGCTGTACCTTTCAATGCGTCAATTTCGGCTTTGAGTTCTTGGATGGCTTTGACAAGTACTGGGATAAGCAAATCCCTAGATACACCCATTGTTTTGGCGGCTTTTTCTTGTTGTGTGTCAGTATCAAGGTACTCAATTTCTTCCCCTGTTACCGCCTCTGGAACTATGTTTTTTAATTCTTGAGCAACAAAACCAATACTTGTTTCGCCCGATGAAAGCATTTTGTATTTGCGGGGCTTCATTGCCATTACAGCATCTAAGCCGTATTCAATATCTACTATGTCTGTTTTAATTCTGCGGTCTGAGGAAAATGTCCACGCAGTAAAAGACTGACCAGACAAAAC